TGGTCGATCCGGATGCGCTGGAGTGGCTGAAAACCTGCCGGCCGACTCCGGAGGAGGTAAACTCTTGGCTAAAGGTACAGAAGAACGCGGACGGGTCCGACCGGTATCCGGTGTATTGCCGGGTGGTGCCCGGATGACGAAACAAGGAGGAAATAGGTAATGGCGACGTTTACAAAATTCAACAAATTCCTGGAGGCGCTGGCCGAGGGAGGACACAATCTGGGGTCAGACACGCTCAAGTTCGCGCTGACGAACACTGCACCAACGGCGGCGTCGGATACGGTCTTTGCGCCCGGCACACTGCATCCTCCTCCGGCGGCGGCCAATGGCTACACGACAGGCGGACACGCGGCAACGATCGCGTCGTCCTCGGAATCCGGCGGGACGTACACGCTGGCCTGCACGACGGATGTGGTGATCACGGCGACGGCGGGCGGCATCGGACCGTTCCGTTACGTCATCCTCTACAACGACACCTCGGCGACGGACCTGCTGATCGGGTATTGGGATTACGGCAGCTCGATCACGCTGGCGGACGGAGAGACATTCACGATTGACGTGACGGCGAGCCTGCTGACGATCACATGATGGACGTGATTCCATACATCGCCGCTTTCGGATGCGGCATCGTGTTCGGCGTGTTCGTCATGTGCGCCTTGTATCTGTCCAAGAAAGGAGAATGAGGATGTTCAAGAAAGCAATGTTGACGGCGGCGGTGCTGACGGCCTTCGCGCTGCTGGTCGCGTTCAAGGCATACGCGGCCCCGTTTCTCGTCTGCGATCCGCAGGCGGGGGTGGTCGGCTATGAGATCACCGGCCTTGGCGAGCCGGTGACTTTCGTGGCGCAGCCGGATGGAAGCCTCAAGTACGACCTCGCTTCGATCAATAACGGCACTTACACTTTGACCGTGGCGGCTTGCAACGTGTGGGGATGCAGTAGCACGGCCCCTTTTGGGTTCAGCAAGCAGGCACCATCAGCACCTGCTGGTTTAAGGATCGTGGCCGACTGACATGCGTCGAATACACTACATGGTCATCGCGCTGATCCTTCTCGCCTCCCCGGTGTGGGCGCAGGTCATCTGCCCCGGCGAGCAGGCGTGTCCTACGGGCTACCATGAGACAGCGGTCAACTGCAAGACCTGCATCCTTGACGGCTACACGCTCACAAGGCCCACGGATACGGAGGTCTGCAAGGTCGGCTTCTGGGTAACTCCGGACCAGAAGCAATGCTGCCCGGACGGGACCATCTTAAAGAGCGACGGGATGTGCTGTGTGGTGAACGAGTCCGACCCCTGCTCCTGCGCGGAGGGATGGCATCTGGTAGCACCGTTCAAGTGCTGTCCCGACGGGAAGTTTCTGGCGGGGGACAATCCCGACTGCTGTGTGGCGGCGGGAGCGACCTGCTGCGAACCGGGAAGGATATGGAGGTTGCTCGATCAGGAGAACATGATCGGCAGATGCGTACCGCAGGGGCCGCAGGGCGTGGTGACAAGGTAATGGCTACCAACGACGGCAAGATTGATTTGGTCTACACACCGAACGGCTGCATCTACAATGACGGCGGGATCATGGTCAGATGCCACGACTTCACGCCGGGGCATATGGGGCACTTTTGGCACCTGCAACAGCACTTCAAAAGGTACACGGAAGCGGTAAGACACAGGAAGGAAATGAGGAATGGCGAAGCGGCTTTACATCGTCCCTAAAATCGGGACCGGGACAGGCGACGATGCTTTTCGTCCGAAGTATTTTGCCAACCTTGACGGAGTGGCGTGGTCCGCGATGGACTACGGGCTTGAGCCGCACTTTCTGGTCGCTTCTGAGCTGACAACGGATCAGCACAATGCGCTGGTGGCAAACGCGGACGTGATTGCCGTACCTGCCAATCTTGATGCACAAGTTGGCACAAACCGGGATGCCGTCGTGGACGCGCTTGAGACTCTGAACGTACCAGCGGGTTGGGTCACGACTACCATGACCTATCGCAAGATACTAAAGATTGTCGCGGCAATAATGCTGTTCGCGCAGAGATTGCACGGTCATGGCGGGATCAGGATCTTTGGGTCTGGTATAACGCTCGCCACGAAGTTTAACCAGTTGCCTGCCGCGACAAGGACAAAGCTGATTGGAGCTGCGCAGTCAATGAATTTTGACACATCATCCCTGTCAGGCACATCTACAATCAGGCAGATATTGAAGGAGATGGCCGACCAATGGGGGGTGAAGGATATTAAATTAGGGGGTATTGCCCTGTAATGTCTACGGATGATTTTAACAGGTCAAATGCCGACCCCATAGGGGGTAACTGGACTACTCCATCTGGGGCTTCTACATTCCGGATTGTCAGTAATTCATTTCACACCACTTCCTCTGGTTCTGATCCGTGGATAGCTTACTGGAATGCAGACACCTTCGACGCGGATCAATATAGTCAGTTCGGTGTGTTGCCAGCAATAGACAAAGGTGGCCCAGCAGTTCGGATAGGAACATCGACCCTGAACGGGTATATGTATACACTGCGGCAAACAAACCTGACGCGGCTATATAAGAGGATCAGTGGGTCATATACGCAAATCGCAGCATATACAGATACCGCAACCACAACGTCTGTATTCAAAATAAGTGCAGTTGGTTCTACGTTGACAGTCTATATCGGCGGATCACAAGTCGGACAAGAGACGGATACGGCACTTGAAGACGGAGTTGTTGGCGCGATGTCTTCCACTTCGGCAGCAAATTGGGACAACTGGGAAGGTGGTAATGTCGAGGGGGCCGCAGCGGGTCAGCCAACAATCAAGCGATGGGGTGGTATCCCCGGCATGGCGATAAATAGAGGAGTGTGGTGATATGGCAGAAGTGACCGCAATGAGAAATAACGCCACGGACTATCCTGTATATGGACTGCCGTGGTCAATTGTGTTCCCGATGCTGGACGCGGATGGAGACCTTGTGACGGGTGCTACAACGCCCGACGCGGAAGTGAGTCTGAACGGAGACACCTTCGCGGATTGTACTAACGAATCAACGGAAATCGCCACAACCAGCGGCATCTATTACCTGACCCTTACCGCTGCGGAGATGAAGGCGGACATCGTGGCGGTTATTGCCAAGAGTGCGACCTCTGGCATGAAAACGACCCCATTCGTGATGTATCCGAAGAAGCTTCCTCTACTGCTGACATCAGACAACGCGGGAGCGTATGACAGCACCACGACAATCAACCTCGGCAGTTCGGCGTCCGCGATTGACGACTATTATATCGGCTGTCTTGTGTATATCTATGGGGGAACGGGGAGTGGGCAGGTGAGGCAGATCACCGACTATGTGGGCAGCACCAAACTGGCGACTGTCCATGTGGCATGGGCGACAAACCCCGATGCAACCAGCGACCTCAAGGTATATCGGACGGAGTTGGCTCCGTGGGTGCTGGGTGCGAATGTGACGGCGATTGGAGGCACTGCGCAGACGGCAAGGGACGTTGGGGCGAGCGTGCTGCTGTCATCGGGCACGGGCACGGGACAGGTCAGCCTGTCATCCGGCCTTGTCGCCTTGCAGGCCGGGCAAAAGGTCGACGTGGACACGATCAAGACGCAGGCGGTCACCTGCGGGGCGGGGGTTACGGTCGGGGCGTTTGTCGGGCAGGGAACGGCGGCAATCGCCGTGGATGCGAGCGGCAATGCCGCCTCCGACATCAAGGAGATCAACGGCACGGCAGTTACCGGAAACGGCGGGGTGACGCCGTGGGGTCCGGCCTAACCGATGGGCGCGGCCTGGACAGCCGGCTCATGGGCGGCAGGGGCCTGGGCCGAAGGATCATGGGTTGAGGCCGGCGCTTACTCGCTGGCCTGTGCAAGCGGCTCTTTAACACTCTCCGGCACGGCGGTAGGGCTGAAGGCAGCCCGGAAACTGGCCACGGCTTCGGGGAATCTGTCCCTGGCAGGGTCCGGCGTCACGCTGAAGGTCACGCGCAAGCTGGCCACGGCAAGCGGAAGCCTGGCCCTCTCCGGCACGGCGGTTGGCCTCAAGGCCGCACGGAAACTGGCGACAGCATCCGGCACTCTGACATTGAGTGGAACGGCCGTCACGCTGACCAAGACCGGCTCCTTCTCGCTGGCGGCCGCATCGGGCAATCTCTCGCTGGCCGGGACCGCCGTTGGACTCAAGGCGACGCGGAAGCTGGCGACGGCATCTGGGTCCGCCGCCCTCTCGGGAACGGCAGTCGTCCTCAAGGTTGCGAGAAAGCTGGCGACCGCGAGCGGCGCGCTGACACTGGCCGGATCGGATGTCGGCCTCATTAAGGTCGGCTCCTACGATCTGGCCTGCGCGTCCGGGGCGTTGTCCCTGGCAGGATCGGCCGTAGGATTGAGGGCGGCCCGCAAACTCGCGACGGCGACCGGCGCGTTGGCGCTGGCGGGGACGGCAGTCGTCTTGAGGCCCGCCCGAAAGCTGGCCACGGCCTCCGGCGCCATCACGTTCAACGGCACGGCTGTCACGTTCCGCACCGGCCACGCCAACACGATCGAGGCCGACTCGGGGAGCATCGCGATGTCCGGGACGTCGGTCTCCTTCCTCCGGTACGCACCGAGGTACCGGATCGGGGCGGGCAAGAAGGTCAAGGCCGTCTACTATGAGGAAAAGGTGAAGTCCGCGGCGGCATGAGGAATTGACATGATAGCAGAACTGACACCGAAACAGGCATACGAGGCATACTACATCTCCTTCGTCTTCACGGACGCCATGGCGACGGGGGAGTCGGTCTCCTCCGCGACGGTCACGGCCGCCGACATGGCCGACGCATCGGATGTCTCGCTGACTCTGCTGGACAGCACGAAGCAGAGCATCTCCGGGCAGATCGTCTACGTCTGGGTGCGGGCCGGGACGGACGCGCACACCTACCGGATCACCTGCAAGGTCCAGAGCAGCACGGCCGAGAAGTACGAGCTGGAGGCCATCCTCCCGGTCCGGGACATCCCGGCGACGCCGCCCTCGATGGGGACGGGGATCATCACGGCCCCGGTCATCGAGCCGGTCACTCTGGAGGAGGTCAAGGACCATCTCCTGATCGATGAGACGACGGCGGCAGCCGACAACCAGCTCATGCGGATGATCAAGGCGGCCCGCCAGCAGATCGAGGACTGGACGCGGCGGGCCATCCTGACGCAGACCTGGGACTACTGCCTGCCGGGCTGGCCAACGGATAGCTTCATCCTGATCCCGCACGGGAACCTCCAGAGCGTGACATCCATCAAGTGGAAGGATGATGATGCAACTGAAACGACGCTGGCCGTGACCACGGACTATCTTGTCGAGCAGAACGGAACGATGTGCGGCCGGATCGTCCTGCCTTATGCAACCGGATGGCCCTCCGGGACGCTGTACCCGTCGAACCCGATCACGATCCGCTACGTCTGCGGCTGGTCCACGCCGGAGCTTGTGCCGGAGACGATCAAGGCGGCGATCCTGATGACGGTGGCCGACATGTATGAGAACCGGAGCGTGCAGGAGTTCAACACGATCAACCAGGGATTCTCCGTCAACAAGAGCGTGGAGATGCTCCTGGCGAGCCAGAGGCTTTGGATGTGAGGATCGGCGACCTTAAAAAGAGGATCATGCTGCAATCGCCCTCCGTCGCGGCGGATGGAATGGGCGGGCAAAGCGTGACTTGGACTGACGTCAAGGAGGTGTGGGGGGCAATCTGGCCGACATCGGCGAGCGAGGTCATGTCGGCACAGTCGGCGGTGCTGTCGGTCAGCCATCGCATCCGCATCCGCTACCGATCCGACATCACATCTGCATGGCGGGTTTACTATACCGACGGGGGCAAGTATTACAACATCGTCAGCATCATCGACCCGAACATGCGGCACTGGGTGCTGGACCTGATGTGCATGGAGACAACGTAGCATGGACGCGTACCTGACCGCCATCATGACGAAGACGACCGGATCGGCATTCAGCACGGCCGTCGGCGGGCGGATATACCTGGACGCCGCGCCGGACAAGGCGACATTCCCATACTGCGTCTTTTTCATCGTGAGCGCGGTCCCGAACGGGACGTTCACGGAGGACATCGACGACATCATGATCCAGTTCAGCCTGTTCAGCACATCGAAGGGAGCGACGGAGATCACGGGCCTGTATAACAAGCTGACGGCACTGTTCGATGACTGCACGCTGACCGTTACGGACGCGCTCTCGCTGTCCTTCAGCCGGGAGAATCTGATGACATCGGTTGAGGACATGACGACCACGGCCGGGACCGTCGGCGTGAAGCATTGGTCGGTCGATTATATCGGAAAGGTGCATTACACGGCATGATGGACATCATCATCCTGGCTCATGACCAGCACGAAATGACGGCGGACTGCCTGGAGGCGGTACGGCAGAACACCATGGCGCCGCACAGGATCGTCCTGGTGGACAACGGATCGGTACCGCCTTATGAGGGGGCGACCATCCGCAATGAACGCAACCTGGGCTATCCTGTGGCGGTGAACGCGGCCATCCGGCAAACAACCGGAGATGTGATCTGCCTGCTGAACAACGACGTTTATGTCACGCCGGGATGGGACAGGCGACTTCTGGAGGGTCTGGAGCAGTTCGATATCGTGGGGCCGATGACATCCTATGCGGCAGGGGTCCAGCTCACGACCGTGGGCCACTATGAGAATCTGGACGGACTGAACGCACGGGCACTTGAGTATGCGGAAGAAAACCGTGGCCGGACGAAGGAAGTCAACTGGGTAACGGGATTCTGCTTCATGTTCAAACGGTCACTCTGGAATGAGATCGGGGAGTTCGATGAGTCCATGTGGCCGTGCAATGGAGAGGAGATCGACTTCTGCATGAGGGCGCGCAAAGCCGGGAAGCGCATCGGGATCATCCAGGACGTCTACGTCCACCACGACGGGTCAAAGACCTTCACTTCGATGAACCTTGAATATGATGCGATTGTCGAGCGGAACGACAAATACCTGGCCTCGAAGTGGGGTGATACGGTCTGGCTGGACCAGTGCATCCTGTCCAATGGCGACGGCCTCCGGCTGAACCTGGGATGCGGCCCGTTCAAGCTCAAGCACTTCAAGAACATCGACATCAACAAGGACCTGAAGCCGGACATCGTGGCGGACATCACGGACCTTCCGTTCGAGCCGGGCACCGTGGACGAAATTTATGCCGGCCACGTTCTGGAACATTTCGACTGGCGGGACGGAGAGCGGGCGTTGGGACATTGGGTGTCGATGCTGCGGCCGGGAGGCAAGATTAGCGTGAGCGTCCCGGATTACGACATGCTCTGCCGGACTTACCTGGCACATCCCACGGCGGAGCGGCTGCGGGAGTTCAACGACAAGTATATTTACAGCTACATCCAGAAGTCGCCGCACAAATACGCGTACAACGAGGCATTGCTGGAGGACGTGATGATGAGGGTCGGCCTGGTCAACCTCAAGAGGATGCCTATCGACCACGAATATTTCCCGTATGCCATCGACTGGCAGGTCGGGATCGAGGGGAGGAAAAGGATATCGTGAGGGTTACGAATTTCAAACTCGGAATCTGCGTTCCGCTGACGTACCACTCGGTGCCG